ATTGATTGTGGGCTTCCAAAAACTGGCTTATGGACATGGAAAATTTGATAAACGACCTTCAATGCAAAAAGTAGACTACGAATCTCTAAAGACCCAACTAGACCTCAACGAACAGGCCGATTTTAAGTATCAGGAACGCCGACACTCAGAATGGACAGAGAATTATCAGCTTTACCGCGACCGGGTAATTATCAACCGGCTCACACAGAGGCAGTCAATCAACGTTCCTTTAATCAAAGGCGTTATTAAAACTACCTTTTCACTGACTGACGAGTTTCCTGATATTGAGTTTGAAGAACAGAACAATGACAAGGATAAGGAAATAGTTTTCAACGAATTGTGGAAAGACTTTGTTGTCAAAGACAAGCTCGAAATCAAAGACGCGGTTGATAAGAAGCAGGATTTCTTATACGGCAAGACCTGGACTAAGTTCAATATCCAAAACGGCAGAATAACGACTGAAATCAAAGAGCCGTTCGATATGCTCATTGACAGGTATGCAGACCCTTCAGACCTCGAAACAGCAGACCATTTATCAGAGCATGGTATCTTTCGCACCATTGACCAGCTACGCGCTAACCCGAACTTCGACCAAGAGGCAGTAAAACGACTACAGGTCTTCTATGGCTCCCAGACTGGCTTAGTTAAGGCTGAAGAAGTTACCAAGCTCATGACTGATAAGAATGAGCGCATGGCTTCAATGGGCGTACCAGATGTTTATAACCCGACTTTAGGGCAGACGTGGGTTGAACTCAAGATTCACTATCAGAAGGTTTGGGATACTTTAGACGAAGAGAGCCATATTCACGTTATTGTTTTGTGTAACGCTGGAATCGAAAATGAAATATTGATGGCAAAGCCATTAAAGAAAACTTTAGGCGTAGATTTCTATAACTTCGTTACTTGGTCAGATGATCCCGAAAGACTAGACCACTATCCTGACGGTGTAGCAGACATCGCAAGGACACCGAACAAGTTCCTCAACTCGTACATTTCATCTATGGCTGAGAACGCTATCTTGCGTAACTACCGGATGAACTACTATGACTCCGGCTTAGAGAATTTCGTACCTCAGACCTATGACCCCGTACCGGGAGGCTGGTATCCAATTCCTGTACCTCAAGACAAGAAGCTCCAAGACGTATTCCAGGCCATTGAGACACCGGATAACACCGGCAATCTTGAGGAGATGAAGTATGTTCAGGAGATAGTTCAGACAGCCGTAGCAGCCAACGCAGCAGTACAGGGGAATGTTGAAGACCGACAGGTAACGTTAGGCGAAGTCCAGCTTGCGGTAAGCGCAGCTAAAGAACGCATCTCATCTATCGCCAAGTTCTATATGCTTGCCCAAAAAGAAAAGGGCGATAAGTGGGCCAAGATTATGCTCGCTAACGCTGACAGCTTGGAAGCTGTAACGCTCTACAAGAAATCCCATAAAGGAAATCTGTTTAAGAAAACTGTAAGCGGCAAAGATTATAAGAGCGATGCTGGTTATAACTGTCGCGTAGTCTCTACCTCAGAACGACAGGAACAAAGTATTCAGACCTTACAGAAGTTACAGGCCGCAAAGCAGCAGTTCCCTGGCAATCCGGTTTTGGACAAGATCATTGGCAAGAAGGTATTGGAATTCGCAGACGTGAACCCCGAAGAAGCACAGGCGGTATTAGACGCCCAGGAACAGATGATGCAGCAAGCTATCCAACAGGGTATTCCACCGGACGCACAACCAGCTTTACCAGGACAGCCAGTACCACAATTAACACCACAACTGAATGCCCAGCCTGCTTGAGCAGCTAGAAGAAAAAGGAATCAGGTACGACCAGCTTAACGCTGCCGAGAAGGAGACCTTTAATAACTGGCAACAGTCGCTCGTCTCGAAACAACTCACGCTTGAGAACGTCAAAGATTATGTAGCGAAGCTCATAGAAGCGGTCGAGCGTGAACTAACCGACCTTAAAGAATCAACCTCATTCTGGACATTCCTATCCGGCTGGAAGAAAGACTATTACCTCAAAGCACGGCTCCGTAATTACCTCATGATCCACGACTATCTTTCCGGCACCGAAAAGGCACGGAAGTACGTTGAACAATCAATTCAAAACATTAATAAGTAAAGAAAGGAAATCTATGAACCAAGAAGCACGAGCAGAGTTAGACAGGATTTTGAGCCTTGAACCGGCTGCCCTGACTGACGCTGACAGAGCGTTTCTATCGGCTCGCAGAGACTATCTGAGCGAAGACCAGAAGGCCGTGTACGGCGTGTCTGAAGCCCCGGTAGTCGAAGCATCCGAAGCCGAAGAAGCTCCGAAGCCGAAGAAAACCAAGTAGTTTTTAATAATTGCCAAACTCCGCCAATAACGGAACGGCACAATACAAATGGAACCAATCCAAACTCCCGATGAGGGAACGGAAACAACTGAGCCGGTAACTCAGTCAGAAATTACCGAGGAGACAGTAGCTCTTGAACCTACTGCTGAAGCTGAGACGACCTCGACTGAGGAAGTTACCGAGCCAGCTTCAGAACCGCAGCCGCAACTCGTTCCCAAAGAGAAGTTCGTCGCCTCACAGCGCGAATCAATCCTCAACAACGAACGAATAAAGGTTGCAGAAACTCGGATAGACCAACTAACCAAGCAAGATACCCCCACAGATGAAGCGATGAAGCTTCTGTATCCCGAATGGGATCAGCTTGATGAGTACAACAAAAAGGTACTTGTCAGGCAAGAAACCATAGCGATGCAGCAAGCCCGCCTGCTCAACGAGCAGCAGCAGATTCTTGACCGGCAGAAGCTTGAAGACGAGCTTGATACGATTATTGAAACCAATCCCAAGCTCCAAGGCCGCGAGGCCGACTTCAAACGCTTCGCCCGCTCACCTAAGAACCGAGGCATCAATGCCGAAGTCCTAGCCAAAGCATTCCTCTACGACGGCGACGACGAAACGCAGCCACCGGCCCCTAAGACCGAAGCAATTCCGTCAGGGAACGGTGGCCCCAGAGAGCCTTTGAAACCAAAGAAGCTCACTATCGAAGCCGCCGCCATACTCCGTCAAACCAATTACCCGGCCTACATGGAAGCGGTGAAGAATAAGCGAATCGAATCAGACATCTAAAGTATCTTGCACTTAGGAACCCTCACACATGCCTAGTGCATACGCAACGAAAGTCGCGGAAGGGTTTTCTCAGAAGGTATTAGAATTCCTTTATGAGAACGCCCCGATTGACTCTATCGTCAACCGCGACTACGAGGGCGAAATCAACCAGGTCGGCTCTGTCCTCAACATTCTGACTCTTCAGAAGCTGAGCGAAAAGACTTACTCCGGTACTAACCTCACCGCTGATGACCTGACTGAAGTAAACGCCCAACTTAAGATAGACCAATACAAATCTTTCTACTGGAAGGAAAAAACCTTAGACCGCTGGATTTCTTTCATCAAGAATCCTCACGGTACTGTGGTTCAACAAGCTGCCAACGAACGCAAGAAGAACATCATGACGTTCATCTTGGGCTTCTGGAACAAGACCGCCGCTGGTCAGGCTTACGGCACTGACTACACGACCGGTACTGTGACCATTACGACCGGAACCGGGGCCGTTGTCGGCTCTGGTACGACCTTCACCTCCGCTATGGTCGGTAAAGGTTTTCAGGCTACCGGCCATACCAAGTGGTATCGTGTAGCCACCCACACTGACAGCACTCACATCACTATCGTCAACGATACGGATGATGATACGGCTGGCTATGACGGTGGAACCATCACTGGTGCTGCTTACACAATCCAGGCAAACACCGCTAAAGCTATTGACAACTCCACGACTAAATTCTTGGACATGGTTTTGCAGTTGAAGCGTTATTTGGATGAAGCTGAAGTACCCGATGAAGACCGCTTCTTAGTCGTCCCGGCTATCGCTGAAACCCGGTTACTGACTGACTCTGGCATTAAGTTAAGTGTCCCCGCTGCCTATGAAAATTTGGTGGTTCAGGGCTTCTTAACCGAGCTTGCCGGATTCAAAGTATTCCGCTCCCAGCGTGTAGCTGGCGATAACACCAACGGCTACCGTGTCCTCGCTGGTCACAAGAGCTTCCTTACCTTCGCTGACAAACAGTTGCAGACTGGTATGGAAGAAGACCTGTTTGGTAACTTCGGAACCGCTTACAAAGACCTCTTTGTATACGGCGCTAAAGTCGCTGACAACCGCCGCGAATTTGGCGCTCAGGCTCTCGTTACCTTCTAGTGCTATACCCCGGCTCTCTTCGGAGGGCTGGGGTTTTCCCCTTAACTAAACTCTCACAATGGCTCGAACCAAATCAATTAACTTCCCGAACACAGAGAGCGAAATGTCTGCCTTGTTCGACAAGATTCAGCGCAGACTTTGCAATATCTGCTTCAATTCCGCTGGCTTGGCTATCAAGACTGGCGGATCAGCGATTGTGAAGACCGCGAATACCATCAAGTTTGTTGTAGATGGCGTTCTCTGTTCTAAAGCAGCCGCAGACTGTGCCGCTCTTGTTGGCACTGTTACCGCCGCGAAGTTTAATGTCTTCGTGTTTACGGTCAATGCAGCCGGGACTTTAGTTACCTATATGGGTACTGAAGCTTCCACCCGCGCAGGCGTTGTGTGGCCCACCATCGCTGATGGTGAAGTCATGATTGGCTTCATTGAAGTAAACCCGACCGGAACCGGCAACTTCGTCGGCGGTACTACCGCTTTAGACGATGCTACCGTCGTCCCGAACGTGGTCTACGTCAACGTAACCTCCGCTTTCATCCCTGGCATCGAAACTCTCTAGTTTTCTACCTCTGCTCTCGCAGAGGGCAGGGATTAGTAAATTAATCTCTCAAATAAATGCAATACAACTTTGAAGTACGCACCGCTTTGACCGACGAAGAAAACAACCAAATCGTCAGCGAAGTTGCGGAAGGCTTGGAAGCCACAAGCCAGGTCATCATGCGGGTGAATGTCCGTGTGAATACCGAATTGCCGGATGATAAAGTCGAGTTACTCAGGCAGGCTGTTGACGGGCTGGTTTCTGAAAAGCTCGGGACGGACGCTGAAGTAACGTTATTGAGTCAAGAACCGTAATCATTAACTCACACACGAATGCAGCACGCATTACAGGCCCCGTTCCTCTCGCGGGCAAAGGTGCGATACAACGTCGAATATGTCCTCCGCGACAAAGACGGCAATATCAAACCCATCTTCCAAGAAAACCGATTCTGCCAATGGTTGCTTAAAACCGGGCGCATAAGCCCGCTGTGGATCAACCAGTGGTACGCTTCGCTCATCTCCCCTGTCTTGGGCCATTGGGCCAGCAAGAAAGACATTTCTAACGGCATTACGAATGCTGGCCGCGCGCTTATCTCCGGCCTCATTAACGGCTCAGGAACACCGGCAGCAGCCACCTACGTTGCCGTAGGAACCGGCACGAACGCATTCTCGGCCTCAGACACCACGCTACAGACCGAAAGTGCAGCCTCCGGCCTCTCACGCGCCGCAGGCACAGTTTCTCTCGTCACTACGAGCGTCACCAACGACACCGCACAGGTCTTAAAGTCCTTCTCTGTTACTGGCACAGTCGCCGTTACTGAAGCTGGCTTACTTAATGCCTCTTCGACCGGCACGCTGCTTTGCCGCCAAACCTTTTCTGCCGTTAACGTGGTCAACACCGACACCTTACAGATCACTTGGAAAGTCCAAAACGCCTAATTAACTCTCACAAATGGATAGCGCAAAGAACTTCGCCAAGGTAACGGTATCTACCGGCTACGACGCCGCAGCTACTTCGATAGTATTAAGTTCGGGGCATGGGGCTAAACTCCCTACCGCCCCGTTTAATGCTGTCTGGTGGAACGCTACTGACTATGCCGACCCAAGCGATGATCCGAACGTTGAAATCGTCCGAGTTACTGTCATCTCAACGGACACGCTGACCGTTACCCGCGCGCAGGAATCTACTTCAGCCTCCACGAAAAATACCGCTGCCAAGACCTACAAGATGATTGCCAGCTTGACGGCGAAGGTCATCAATACAGACCTACCGAATATTCCACTTAATGGCCCAAGAGGATTTCTCATCAACGGAAAGCTCTCTGTTACCGTAGCTACGAACAATCTTACAGTCGCAATCAAGACACTAGCAGGTAATGACCCATCGACTGCTGATCCTGTCTATTGCCGGATAGGGGATACGGTACGAAGCATCACCGCTGCGCTATCAGTTACTAAAAATGCTGGTACTAACTGGTTTAATTCTGGAGCTTCTATCTTAGCTACTAAGGAAATAGATTACTTTGCCTATCTTGGCTATAACTCAACCGATGGCGTAGTAATTGGGTTTGCAAGAATCATCGGCTATAAATATGGAGACTTCTCTACTACTACAACGAGTGAAAGGTACTGTGCTATTTCTACCATCACTAACGCCGCCAGTACGGATTACTATGAAGTCATAGGAAGATTTGCCGCTACCCTTTCCGCAACGGCTTCTTTCAACTGGTCAGTCCCAACCTACACAGCAGCAAATCTCATCCAGAGGCCAATTTTTGAAACACGGGTATTAAGTTGGGTTCCGACAATCACAGGATTTTCCGCTAACCCGACAAGTCAAACATACCTGTATAAACTTATCGGCTCTAGGGTCTACATTGATATTCGGGAAGCAACAGCCGGTACCTCCAACGCGACAGGGTTTACTTACACACTACCCTTCTCCTCGACAGACTACGGATTCACTCAAACCACGGCAGCTTGTCAGGCACAAGATAACGGGTCTATCTTAATTGCCCCTGGCATGATGCAGATGGGTAATGCTTCAACCAACATTCTTAATATATATACAAAGTGGGATGGTACTGGCTGGACGGCTTCTAGCACCAAGCGGGTTCTCAACGGTCAGTTAAGTTATGAAATTTAAGATTGCACAATGCTCTACGGCTCACTTCCTTATGGTTCAGTTGAATATGGCGGCGTTCCCGGTACTGCTTACAACCAATCATTGACGGAATCCGCTACCCTTACCGACAGCTTGATAAAATCTCCTATCAAGCTTTTAACTGAATCCGCAACGATTACCGATAACCTCATTAAAGCAGTTGTCCGGGTACTAACCGAAAGCACGACCATAAGCGACACCGTAACTGCGCTTCGGGTCAAGATTCAGACGTTAGTTGAATCCTTTACAGCCTCCGATTCACTCACCAAAGCGACCACAAAGAACCTCACGGAATCGGCTACGATTTCCGACAGCATAAACAAGGCTTCAGCTCGAACCTTTTCAGAATCCGCAACTATTAGCGATGGACTTGTTAAAACGCCGGGTAAGAATCTCACAGAAAGCACCGCTGTTACAGATAGCTTGAACCGAGCAACTACAAAGAAGCTATCCGAGTCTACGACCATCACAGATAGTCTCAGCTTCACCCGTCTCTATGGCCGTCTGCTTACCGAAACGATTACTGTTACTGATACCCTGCGCCGATTAATGGGAAAAGTGCTTACCGAGTCATTTTCAGCCATTGATACGGTCAAGAAATACCTCAATGGACTGCTCGCTATTTACTCCGACAAGTACAGTAGCCGAGGCACTTCATTCAGTGATAAGAATTCAAGTCGTGGCACAAGCTACGGAGATAAGAACAGCACTCGCAATACCTCATACACCGATAAATATACTCACTTACCTTAATGCTCACAGTCGAACCAATCCAAACTTTTGACGGCTTCGGGACGAACCTACCGCAAGGCTTAATGTCCGTTACTAAGGAATATTTCTACTCACAGGGGATGAACAAATCTCCGTTTGGAATTGTTCCAGGCTGGAAAGTCTCGAAGGTAAAAGACGAGGCTGATCTTGCTACGCTTGCTTTAGTCAATTTCTTTACACAAGGCTCTTTTGGTTCAAGCCAATATAACGCGGCTGTTGATTCTAATGGCTATGTCTATCGTTCAGACGTTGGAGCGGAGAACCATTCCTTAATCTACCAAGCAGGGGTAAGCAATCATGGCAATGGTATTTTCTTTGACCAGAAGAACCGGCTTATAGTTGCAAGTGACAGGTATCTAGCTAAGTGCGACGGCTCAGGTGATTACTCGACAGGTCTTGTGACTGTAATTAACGGCTCAAATGCAGTCGTCGGCTCTGGCACGACTTTCACGGCTGGCATGGTAGGAAAGAGGTTTCATGTTACGGGTTTCTCGAAGTTCTACACCGTCGCAACCTTCACCGACGCGACCCACATTACGCTTGATTCAAACTACACCGAAACGACCGGATCAGGCTGGGCTTATACCATCCATTCAAGCTGGACAGAGCAATGGAAAGACTTTGGAGCTTCTTATGAAACTACAGGCTACCGGCAGATGGATAACTATGAAGACTGGGTAGTCATCGCCAACCTAAATGCACTCGCCTTACTCAATGTTACGGATGACTCTTTTAATAATGTAGCTCTGAACTTACCGGCTGGATATAACGTCCGGTGTGTTCGAGCAGGGAGAACAGGAATCCTCGCAGGGCTTAATTTCAATAACAAAGGCGCGGTTCTCTTGTGGGATGCTTTCTCTAATCGTTCTATCGCTCCCTGGCTTTGGTTCAATTCTAACGTCAAGGCGATTGTCCCGACAGATGAAGGCTGGTATGTCATCACTCAGCGCGGAATATACCTCACGAACGGCTATACCAAGACCACGATTATCGAAAGTCTGATTGACAGCCGGAAGAACACCGGATCAATCTTTGCTAACCTCTTGCCGCAGGGTGTTGAACTCATAGAAAACTACCTTGTCTTTATGGGGAGTTATGCCGGTACTAACCGGATGCCGACCGGAATTTATCTATTCAACCTCACAACCAAGCTATTCGAGTACGCCCCGATTTCAAATAACGTGATGTCTTC